TGCGCCCTTTGTGGGTTTTGCTCCGCCACATTTTTTTGCGCCCGTAAAAACGCTGCGCGTTTTTCCTCATCGGGCGCAAAAAAACGTCACTTACCGCCGGAACGTTAGGCGAAATAATATTTTGGATTTATTCCAAATATTGACAATATTTTATAAATATTGTATTATAATATATTATTTTTGGAGGAGAATATGAATATTAAAATATATGTATTTTTATGTTTTATTTTATTATTTTCATGTAAAACAAAGGAAAGTCCTCTTATAACTTATGATAAAAATGCAGATGGTTGGTTAAATTTACCCCCATTTGATGAATTTCATGTTAATGAAGAACAAATAAATATTCAAATTATTTTTATAAAAGATGAAAAACTTTATGAGGCTGCAGATAGATTGAAAGAAACTTTTATTGAAAAATTATCAAATAAAGATTATGAATATTTTACTGGAAAAATGAAGAATGATACAAATATAGCATATTTGATAAGGTCTGTAAATTATGCATTTAATGAAAATGGTTATAGTATTTATAAAAATGACAATAATAATTTATTAATATGGCATAGTACATTAGGTAGTGGTAAATGGAAAGGAATCCAGAAATGGCCAATAATAATATTATATGATGATACAATAAATCAAATATATACAAATTATAGTGTATATAAATGATTATTTAAAATGTGAAGCAAAATATTACTTCGCCTAACAGGTCGGAAAACGCTAAATCCCTATCTTTTTACATTATAGCATATATTTAGGCAGTCTTGTCAAGTAATTTAGCTAAAAAAATCTATTTTTTTAGCTATTTTTTTGAGATTTTCTTTTGTTGACTCACTGATGTCTCAATGTCCTTTAAGCTATAAAAAATAAAGTTTATCAAACCTCCTGCCGAATAGAATAATATAATGATTAATAACATAATTTTATCACAAAGTCAAGCAGCAGACATCTTATCCATTAGTGAAAATGCGTTAAGTGCCTTGGCATATAGCGGCCAAATTCCGTATTTAAACATCTCCAACCCTATGGGCGGAGTGCCGAATTTATGTTTTAATTCCACGGAACTTGTCAATTGGTTTAATGTTGAACCTAAAATAAAAAACAATAACGAAACTCAAATTACGAGTCTCAAAAAACAGCTGCACAAACGGCACCCTTCAACCTATTTAATGCTAAAAGATTTTGACAGCCAATTTGTACCAACAAGAAAAGCGAAAGGATACACTCTGTCCAAAGTGCCGAATAAAAAATTTGGATTTATATACTATGTAAGGTACATCGTAAAAGGAAAACTGGTACCGACGCGATGGTCGACGCATACGAATAATATCGATGAGGCGAATTATTTTGCCAAAGAAAAAAGAAATATATTATTGGCCGAATATTATCAAAATATGGAAGGAAAAAAACCGCCTAACAGACTCTATTCAATATTTAAGAACTATTACGCCAAAGACTCACAATATCAAAAATACGACAACCGCCGCGGCCGCACACTAAGCGATGATGCGCGAAAAATGTATCACAATGTTATCCTGCAGCATTTTATCCCATTCCTTAAAAAAAGAAGAATCCAAACAATTGAAGAAATAGATACGCCGTTACTGGTAAACTTCCAGGACTGCTGCATGGATAAAGGGTTAAAACCGCAATCGGTAAACCATTATGTCAGCTTTGTCAGCCACATACTCGATTACCTGGTACAAAGAAATTACATTAAAACAAATCCATGCCGAGGAGTCACGCCATTGCGCGTAAAACAAGAATCATATCAAATCCGGAACTGTTACAACATAAAGGAAATGCGCGGTATATTTAACAAGCGCTGGGATAAGAATGACGAACTGTCATACATGCTTTGCCTGATAATATACGCCACGGGAATGAGAAACAGCGAAATCGACCGGATAAAAATAAGTGACATCACGCGGATAAACCGGTGCTGGTTCATCAACATCCCAAAAAGTAAAAGCAGGTTCGGGATAAGAATGGTTCCGTTACATAATTTTGTTTACGGAAAGATAATGCGTTACGTAAAAAAATTCAATAAAGGTCCGGAAGATTTACTGTTTTGCCAGCCCAACGGTAAAAAACTTCCTCGCCAGCGGTACACCTACGCCAATATCGCGCTTGGCAAATTAACCAAACGTGACAAAGCCCAGCTTAAAAAAGAAAATATTACTTATTATTCCGGAAGGCATTTTTGGAAAACAATGATGAACTCAGGCGATCTTGGTGAAGTAGAGGAATACTTCATGGGGCACAAAGTCAGCAACAACGTGGCAAAACGGTACAACCACAGGGACAAACAGGGGCAGGGCAAGATAGCCCAAAAAGCGCAGGCAGTATTCAAGATACTTGATAATAAGTTATTTATACGGCGTTCTACATTAATACATTGACATTATTATGAAAATATATTCATATATAAAAAAGCAGGAGGATTTATGGCATATTCAATAATATGGTCAAAATGTCCTCATTGTTATAAAACTATAGATTTAAAATTTCAACATGGTTCTCCTTCTACATCAAAATTAGGAGAAAGAGAAATATATACATGTAAACACTGTGGAAACTTGATCTCCAATGGTAAGAAAGAATGGCCAGAAATGTCAAATGGACAAAAATTTTATGAAATTATTTTATTTACTTTTCAGACTATTTTTGGTGGTATGATATTTGGCGGTGTTAATTCTTTTATGTTATTTGGATTTTTATTTAAAATGCTTGAAAAAAATATTTCAACACTTGCAATTATTTCTATTTCTATATGGTTTATAATTTCATTTTTAATAGGAAATGGATGTAAGAGAGAAGTAAAAGAATCTATAGATAGATACAATAAAGGACAAACAAAAGTAACATTTACAAATGACGAGGAAGTTATCTTACCTTATACAAGATATGCTAAAACCCATGATGATATTAAATTAATTATGAATAATTTAAAAATAATAAATAAAAGATTATCAGATATTGTAATGAAAATTTCAAAATTAAATGATAATAACGATCTATTAAAGAATGAAATTCAAAATAATAATACTTTAGATATTATTAAAAACAATGAACGTGTTTTAATTTATTTACATGAATTATATGATAAGTATGTAGGTATGAATATTGAATTATTCTTTAGTGGATTATTGTATTATTTAAGTAACGAAGATATAAAAACAATAAATTTAAAGGAGAAATTGAATGAGTTGGAAAAAAGTATTAAGGACTATATTTATAGATATTTTCCTGAAGATAAAACAATTGATCAAATAATAGATAAATTTAAATTTGCTGGTTCAATTATTAAAAACGTAATTTCAGATATTAGTGATGTAAAAATAAAAATGATAGGTTTACAGTCTAAATCATTAATTTCAAATATCTCTCCAATAGAAATAGAAAAAGAATATAAATCAATAATTGATAATAGAGAATATTGTAAATTATCTATAAATTTAGATGAACTTAATAAAGAATATGATAGGTTTTTTTCTGAATATGAAGTAACCGATGACAGATTAAATAAATAGTTATTTCTTTACCGTCCCCCCAAACTACTCCCCGCCCACACCCCCAGCGCCGCCGCCGTCGGGACCGCTATCAGCGTAAAAGTCCGCCAAAACTTTGAGTTTCTTTCGAATCTCGCCGATAAGGCCGATTGCGTCCTGTAAGTTTCGTACATTGCGTTCAGCTGCTCCCGCAAGTCCGACAGCGATATCTCTCGCTCTTGAATTATGCTCTCGTAACTGCTTATTAATTCCCCGCTCTCGCTCAAGCTCTGTTTCAAGTCTTCCAATTGTTTCTGCTGCTCTTCCGTATTCTTCAGCGTATCGAGTATCAAGGTTTCCAACTGATCCATATCCCTGTCTATACCAGATAAGTCCTGCGAAGACATGGCAGACAAGCAGGCAAACAATAAAACCCAAAATAAAAAATTTGATTTTCTCATTCATACCGCTCCCTCAATTCGCTAACCTACAAACCCTTACGGAAATAAGTTTTCCGTTGATTCTCAAAGGCGACGCGTAAAGCGTATCGTCGGTACCGAACGTAAAATGCCGCATCGCGCCTTCCCTGTCGCTCAAGCCCCAGGAGTTTATTACATACTCCATATCGCTATATTTTTTGTATGTGGCGTCTTCGCGTCGGACAGCCCATTTTTGCCCTGTAAGCATTTGTAAAAATTCCGCAGGATTGTTGACGAACATCGCAACATTATCCGTCGGGGTTCCCCAGTTAAACTTTATAATATTTTTTTCAATGGCTTCATTAATAATTTTTAGCACGTCCAATTCACACCCTAAAAATTTCTCAGCCACTTTTATCAGTGAAAGCGCGTAACACGCTCCGTCCCCTACGCCCATGCAAAGCGTTTGTATATGCCGTATCATTTTTCCCCTCCTTTATTCTCCACCTCGTATAAATCAGAGTTAAAAAATTTTCCCCTGACCCCGTTGTTCACTACCTGCAAACCTATATAGGCGCTCACAAGCGTCACGACCGCCGTCAGGACGGTACCAAGATGCCCGGAATTATCCGGAAACGCAAAAGCGAGTCCGCCGAAAATTACAATTAATGAAAGACCGATTATCAAGGCTATAGCTTTACTCATAATCTCCCCCCTTAAAGAATTTGCTTCTCTATCCAATTAATAGTTTCCCAGAATTCAGGTGTTATTTTTTCTTTGTTGTCTTTTACAAACTCGTTCAACAAACTCCTGTAAACGGATATACCTTTCTCGCCAAATCCGATTATTACCTCAACCATCCTTGGCCTTAAATTTCCGTTTGCGCCTAAATTGGCGTTCATCAATCCCGACCTTATCACTTCTACAAACGGCGCTCCTACGTCTGACCATACCACGCTAATTCCCGCCTTTATCGCCGCTTCCTTGATGAACCCGTACTGAATATCCAGGCGTTTTTTTATTTCTTTTAATTCTTCTTCAAGTACAAACAACGCGCTGTCATGCTGGATATCCTTCTCACTGTCGCTGTCCTTCAGCTCCAGTTCTACCGTGCCTGCCTTTATCCTTTTAATTTTATTTATAAATTTTTGCACGCCCTTCAGTTTTAATACTGAATTAATAACAAACCCAATTACAAAGGCTAACACTGCGGTATTATATATATGGTGTTTTAACAACCAGTCCCAAAGTAAATCCCAGTCCTGCATTTTAAATCCCTCCCCTAACCGCGCCGATCTTCACCTGAAGGGCCGGCGTTAATTTTTTTCTTAAAGGAGTAATTATTTGATATTCATTGATTTTTATAAACCCTATACCCTTCATTCGGTGCCTCCCTGAAGGTATAGGCGGGGGAATTTTTATATCCGCGCCCATACGCTTCTATCTAAATAGAATTGTCAGGCGCCGTTAGCAGCTTCTAAAATATATCATAAAATCGATAACTTGTAAAGCCCAAAAAAAATAATTCTATAATCTTACTATTTTCCTTTATGCGGCTAAACCAAATACCAATACTAATACAGTTCGCCCTTGCGTGCCTGTATTATCGTGTACCAATATAAAGTTTGATTGAGATCTTGTTGATATATTCATATCTTTTATTAGATTCTGTGCAGGTGTAACGAACACTACATACGAAGAATTACCCATTTGATGAGGGAGATTAATTTGCGTACTAGAGCTGTTGATTGTAATGTTATGTACAAAACCTTGAATAATAAATTTATTTGGGAATTTTATATAAAAAGATGTTCCGCCGTTGGAGAAGGTTGGAATATCTAATTTATTATTAAATAAATATTTTAAATTATCCCTCACTCTTTGTAATAATGTAGAAATTGATGTATTGGAAGTTAATGTAGGTAATGTGGCAGTTTCAGAGTAATCACCAAGAGTGGTTCTCACGTTGAATGCGTCTGTAGTGTCTATATCTGAAACATTTCCCAGCCCTACTTGTGACTTGGTTACATTATGCGGATTGTTTGTATTCCCTGTGTGCGCGATTATCGCGTTAACTACAGATCGGATTTTATTCCATATTGTTTGTAATACGCTTTTTATAAGGCCTGATACTGCCCCCGTAGATGTATCCGTATCGGTATTTGTTGTCATCGCTAGCATTATGTCAAGAGCGTTATATACTGCATTCGAATTTATTAAATTAGCACTATTATTTGTCGGCGTATTATCTATCCCTAAAGACGCTCCAAATGTCCCTGGCGTCGCGCCACCAACTAACATTTTTCCTGCGTCCTGCGCGGTCGTCTGCGCCTGATAATCGCTGGCGTTTATTATCACGTGGTTTCCCCACGTTATGTTTCCAGCGTCTATCAATGTCACGTACCATTCAACTTTTTGATTATATAGTGTTTCGTCGTTATTTACATTCGCCCAATCATTTAATTTGGGCGTAGGCCAGCCTCTTGCCGTTGCTTCTTCTACGGTTAACGGCAGGCTTGCGTGGTTGGAAACGTTTCCTATCAACGTCGCTTCGGTGGTTGATATTGGGGAAATCGATAACGTTCTAACAATTATTGTCGCGCTGTCCTGTTCCCAGCATGCACCTATAGTTCCGTTTGCGTCGTTAATTAATGTTTTATTTACGATAAACACGGTTGACAGATCAAACAGGTTTTTCGCCACGGGCGTGGTGCCGTTAATCACCCTCGTCAGCAACGCGCCGGATAAGGTTAGGGCCTGTACGCCGTAAAGTATGCTGCTTAAGTCCGCGGCTTTTTGATCGGCGTAATTCTTAGCGGCATTTAAAGAGTCAATATCACCTTGCGCCCTTGCCTGTATCTCGTTGTCAATCTGCTCTTGTAAGTTTTGATCATCCTGTGTACGATATAGTTCTTCCCCGGCAATTGAATTCAACAAAGACTCATCCGCCTGCTCCCGGGCTTGAGCTTCAGTATTAATTGCATTTTGCAATTTCTGATCCGTTTCCGCGCGGGTTTCAGCTTCTATGGTAAATAAGTCATCAAGGTCTTGTACTTTATCATCAATCGTTTGTTGCAAAGTCTGATCTGTCTGCTCCCGGACTCGGGCTTCCTCGGTAATCAAATCATGTAAAGATTGATATTCCTGTTTTTTAGCATTTAGCTCGTTACGCAATCCGTCAATATCCTCGGCATTAAGCGCCTTCAGATTCGGATCTTTCCACGAGCTTTTTCCGTCTCCGATTTTAATGCGCCTTTTCCCTTCCTTAAGAATTTCGACGCCAATCATCCCTTTCAACAAAACCGGGTTTGTACTTTCCCATTCCGCGGTTTCTCCAATTAAAGACAATGCAATTGTTTTCATTTTTCCTCTCCCATTCATTTATTTTTACGGCCCATAAGAGCCTGTAAATACAGATTAAATTCCCCGTCGCCGTCCCCAACGCCGACGGCGCGGCCAAGTTCCTTCGCGCCTGACACCGGCAAGCCGAAACCAAGCCCCGCGGCCTCCGCCATATTTTCAACCGCTTTTATTAAATGCTTGCGGCGTTTCTCTGGATTGTCATCCCATAAGGCGCCCGCGGCGTTGCCAAGTCCGCCCAACGCTTTTTCCACCGCCGGTAGCACGCTCTGCTGCCCCGTGTAAGACCTCTTCCCCGTGAGGAAGCGTTCCGCCAATAACGTAACCCCGTCACCGATAATCGGCACCGCGTCCGAAAATTGCGTAAACGAATAAAACAGAATCTTCCTGGCTTTTTTTCCTTCATCGTCGTCATCGTCGCCCAGTCCGTCAGTAAGCAGCCCCATGCAGATGCCGGCAAGCGCGTACCCCGTCACCATGCCGACAATGGTTCCTACCTGTTTTTCTTTTACCGCCAGCGGCAAATCGTAACGGACGTTCTGCCAAATAACGTTAAGCGCCGTCTGAAACTGCAACAAAATATTCAAAACTTCATCCTGGTTTTTATATAACGGCGCGATGTCCGTAGAACGCGACGACGGCTGCATCCGGCGCACCGCGTCATCGGCGCGGGCGACGGCCTCCGCGTCCTGCCGCTCGTCGCTCATAATGTCAGATAACGCCCGGTTCACCTTGCTTTCCCGCGTGGGCAGCACGTCGGCGTATTCCTTTCCTTCATACTTTTGCAACGCCTCCTGGTATTTCGCTTCCTGCTCTTTCGCTATATTCGCCAGTTCGCTGCGGTACTTCGCGAGCCATCCCGGCGCGACGCAAATCCAGTCAACCCATTCAAGCCCTTTCATTCCGACGGAATTAAACTTGTCTATCTTAGACTGGATGGCGTTATCGTTGCTTTCCCTCGCTTCGCGGATAATCTTCGCCATAAGGTCGAAGTCGCGGTTTTTCATATAAACCGATTTCTCGCGGATAAAATCGTTAATCTTTCCGGCGCCGCCGGCCACTTCGACGCAGGCCGCCAAGTACTGCGCCGGCGGAATTTCCTGCAAATACGGCCAGGGTGAAGTCGCCAGCTGCTTGAGAACGCCCGACGTTTTCCACGCGAGATAGGCCGTCGCAGTTTTGCCGCGTAACGCCCTGACCAGCCTGTTTAAATTCTGCCGGTTCGCGGTTTCCCGCGCCGCTTTAGGATTGGCGAATTCGGCTATGGTGTCATCGACGCGGCTTACCGCCGCCTGCCCCCATCTGTCGTGTAACGCCTGTTTCACTTCCCCGGCGTGATAGCCTTTGAACACAGCGTTAAGCGTTTGCACGAGCGGGCCGTAAGCAAGCAGATGTTCCGTCGCGTTTACGCTTTTTGCCCATGTCTTATATAACCCCAATTCAATTGGTCTCTGCCCTCCGGGACTGATTTTCTCGCGCTTTACCGTAAAACCCTTCTCAACCCATTTGCTTCCGGCGCCCGTCATTCCCAGCAAATCTTCAATGACGCGGTTTTCGTTTTCGGCGCCGGTCTGTTCGCGTCTGTTCATCGGCACGTAATTTTCAACGCGCCACATGGGCTTGTTGAACATGTCGATGCAGGCGCGGTTAAGCCTCTCCCCGTTATTGTCATAGTCCGTTCCGATGGCCTCGTACAGTTTCATGAATTTTCTGTTTTCTTCCCTGTTAAAAAAGATTCTTGCGAAATTCATAATGGACGCCATGCGGACGCGGGTCACGTTCGCGAATTCCTCCTGCGCCTCGATGTTTATATTCGCCCGATCGCGTTCCCTGGCATTGCTAAGGTTGCCGTACATAATCGCTTTACGCGTTTCTTCATTGTCATTGCCGCGCATAATATAAAGCAGATCGTCAACCGTTACCTTTCCGTCCGACACGCGGAACAAATCTACATCCGCCACGTCCGAAGCATTAAGTGCGTTTTTAAGGCTGGGTATTTCCACTTCCCTGTAAAGCTCGTCAAGGCTGATGCCGTTGTCCTTCATCACCTTATCGATTACAAGCTGACGCGCCGCAATTTGCCTCTGTTCCATGTTGTAGGCATCGTTCTCCCCCCAGTACAGCAGGTTGGTAAATATTCCCTTGCGCCCGCCGTCTAAAGCGGTGGTAAAACGGCGCAGGTTCGCGTCAAAAAAATTATTCCATAAATTATTCTTTTTTCCTTTCGCGAATTTCTTCAGTATTTTGTTTTGCTTATTTCTCTTGCGTTCTTTTTCTTCGGGCGTGTCATCGGGATTTATAACGTATTTCTTATCCAATTTTTCAAGCGCGTCAAGCACTTCGCCCCTGTATCTTTCCTCAAGAACGCGCTTCGCCTCCTTCCTCGCGGCCTCCTTCCTCTTGCCTTCCACCACGAGCTTGTCTATTACCCGGCCAAGTTCCTCGGCCTCGGACAGGGACCATTCGGCAAACGGCTTGTTCTGCATGCGGTTGTAAAGTTCTTCGCCGGTAACGTCGATAACGCGGCGTTTCAAATCTTCCCCGATAATTAAAAAAGCTTCGCCGTTTTCCTCAACGTGCTCATCGATGTCGAGCTGCGCGCTTTCCCAGTTTTCCTTCGCCAGTTTTCTAAGCCCCAGTTCCTGTATTATGTTGGTTTTCGGAAGTATCCTGTGAAGCGTCTTTTTTTCGTTAACGGTAATGTTTTCCCATTCCTTATTAAGGATATTCTCAATCTGCGCTGCCTGCTTAAAGCCGCTTTTGGTATTTCTTTTTTTGATGGGGTCTAAAAGTTTATTGCGGAATTCCTCGTCGGTTGACCACTGCGACCAGACTTCGCGTAACACCTTCCTGTCTTCGGGACCGACCCACTTGTTTATTCCGTCCGATATGTTAAAGAAAATTCTCTGTATTGTTTTAGCCAATTCCGCATGATCATAAGATACGTTGTCAAAAGACACTTTCCGCGTAATGCGCTTAACCAGTTTTTTCTTGGTTTCGCGTAACGCCTTCGCCGCCCTTTGCCGCAGCATAATGTCCCTGAACCTGCCGCGCTCGTTAGCGATGACTTTCTGCCGATCGATAATCGTCCGCACTTCCTCATTCAGGCCGTACAAATTTACCAGATCGTTATACGCTTTTAAGGCCTGCTCGTAACCCGCCTTCTCAAGCCTCTGCCGGTTAAGGTAGGGCTTGGCGATTTCGCCTTCCTTTTCCTTCCTGCGTAAAACCGCATCGTTGGCGACTTCCATCTGCTCCTGGGCTTTTATCATTTTCTCGTGCGCGTTCACGATGCGCCTCTGCGCGTCATTCGCAAGGCGGGCGTAATCCTCCGCGGTCTCTTTCTCAAGAGCCTCAATGGCCGCTTTCGCCTCTTTGTATTCGGTATCAACGCCGGCCTCGAAAGCCTTAACGCGCGGATCGTCATAAGAGACGGTTCCGTCTTCAATTCCCCGCGCCAGCTCCGGATCAGTTTTTTTAATAATGGACGCTATTTCTTTCAACCTGGCTTTTGTATTCTGCCTCTCCGGATGCGGATTGGCCAACCGTCCTGCCGGTTCGCCGTCCTTCATCTCCGCAAGGTCTTCTAGGTACTCTTCCTGTTCCATAATGTCCGCGAACACAGAGCGGAAGTCCCTCATATTCTTGCGCATAAAAGATTTTAAGCGGTTGTATTGGGCAGGCGAAAGCTGCTTTTTATCGCCTCGCACTTGCGCGGCCATGCCGATAACGCTTCCCGCGTTTGGCAGCTCCGTATTAATACGCCGTTGTAAGCGCTTAATGTGTTTGAATTCTTTCTGCGCTTCGTTTTCTTCATTCATAGGTTTCAATGATTGATCATCGTGTATGCGGTAAAGTTCCTTCAGTACCGCAGTCAGGTATTTTTTATTGGCCATATTGTAGAAACTGTTGTCAAGTTCCTGGGCGCGGCTTGTTTCCTCTTCATCCTGGAACAGGGTAGTGTCGTGGATTTTTCTTGAGTCTTCCCATAAGGATTTATACCATGCGTTATCGGCATCAGACGCTTCAGTTTTTTGAACGCTGTTCCGAAACTCTTCCCAAGAATCGTACTGCGCCGCATCTTCGACCAGTTCGTCGTCAAGCTGGTATAAAACTTCATCTTCAGCCGCCTGCAAAAAAGTCCACCCTTCGGTACCGGAAGGGTTGACAATTTCGGCAAGTCGCATTATTTTATTTAATAACGGGCTTCGGAGGCGGATACGCTCATTATCGAGTGTACCCATTATGCTCCGAAGCTTGTTAATTTCCTGCAATTCTACCGTGTATATCCTGTGCCTGCGTTCACCAGACCTTTCCTCCGACTCTTTCACCAAAAGATTGGCGTACGCGGTTTCATCGCCGTAACGGAGCGGCGCGACAAACCTTTTAATTGACTTGATGTTTTTATCATTTTTTAAATCCGCGCGGTCTTCAATTTTTATGGCGTGCTTCCATATTTTGTCTATTTTCACCGCGGCCGCGATATGTTGCTCCCTGGTATATCCGTTTTCAACGCTTTTCTTAACGGCTTCATTGCTTACAAGTTTACCCCGTTGTTCGCTGTTGACTTGCGCGGAAATACCGGTTTCATTGTTAATTAAGTCCTTATGCTCAAGAGATTTTAATATTTCAACGGCCTGTTCCTGCGTAAGGCTTTCATCGGTTACGGTTAAATCTTCCTTAATCTGAAAAAACGTCTGCGTAATATTTATTTCGTTGTCATCAAAAATGACGTAGTTATGCGATCCTTCACCGTCGGCGCGGCTGTTGCCGTCCAGGTATCGGATGCCTTTAATACCCAAAGAATTAAGGTATTTTGATGTCGCTCGTGCGCTTTCACGTTCATTTATTCCTTCGCTTTCAAATTTTCCTTCAAGTAAACTATAAAATAAAGCTCCACTGTAATTATTCAATATTTGTTCGTTTATCGCATCTTGCGCTTCTGATAAAGATTTCCACCTTTCTTTACCAATATCCTGGTTTCTTGTACCTCTGCCTTCGTTTTTCAGACCATATCCGTCATCAAAATATTGTATGGTGTAACAGTCATGAATCCAAAGTTTTGATGTTTTTCTATCAGGGCTAGTTTCCCATGTCAGAAATTCTTTCGCTGTCTTTTGAATATATTCAGGCTGCTCTGTAAGTTTTTTGTCCCAGTCCAGCATTTCCTCATCGCCGGGAATGTCCACCTCGTAAAGCTGCCCGCTTTTTGTTTCGACTTTTTTTCCTATCAATTCTTTCGCTTTTTTAAGTGATTGTTCTGTCATTACAATATTAAAATCGCTGTTTATACGTTTATAAGTTATTAAATCTTCTTCTAAACTTTTTATGTATTTTTCTAATGTGCCGTCCATCGCCATTTCGTACAGTAATTTATGTCTTTTGTCCACGTAAACTTTTTCGCCGTCCACATAATAAATATCATTTCTTTCTGTTAGCTTTTTCCTGTAATACTCTGCGACCTCTTTTTTCCCCGCAAAATAATGTCCCCAGCCGTAACTCTGCGCCCCTTCGCCTTCGCCCATGTGCGAGCTGTCGAATCTGTCAAACCGGTACGGGCTGCCGTGATACGCGGTCTGGAAAAAAGTCTGCGTTATGTTTATGTCGCCGTCGCCGTATATGACGTAGTTATGCGCCATCGGCACGCCTATTTTTTCCGTGTTCCTGTCAAAATACTTCGTGCCCCTCACCCCGAGATGGTCCAATAAAAGCGAAGTTTCCCTCGCGCCGATTTTTTTTGAAAGCGCGTTATAAAATTCCTTTCCGGTTAAAGTTTTTTTAATCGCCTCTTTGGCGGCGGCCTGCGCCTCCTCCCTGGTAGCCCATTTCGCCTTGCCATCAATGGACCTTATAAAACCGTAACTGCCGTCATTAAACTTTTTTATGTTGTAAGCCTTGTTAAACTCGGATTCCCCTTTTTTATTCCACGTTATAAGCCTGTCCGCGGCCTGCCGCACGATTTCAGACTGTTCGGATATCGGTTTTTCCCAATGCAATAATTTGTCGTCGCCGGGAATGTCAACTTCGTAGAGCTGGCCTTCAACGCCTTTAACCTTGGATATCGATTCGCGGAACCATTCCGCCGCCTCTTTCTTTCCGTATAAGTAATGCCCCCATCCGTGATGAAGGTTTCCGAAACCGCCGCCGACGTATGAATTGTCGTGCTTGTCGAACCAGTATGGGCTTCCCTGAAAAGCGAGTTGGAACAACGTCGAACCAACGGTTTCGGTTTTGGCAAGCCCCGCGTTGTCCATTGCCGCGGCGTTCCTTTCCACCATCGGCGCCCTTTCGTCTTCAATAATTTTATTGTTGGCCTGCCGTATTGATTCTATCCCCGCTTTTATTCCCAAATAGCGGCGCACGATATTCTCTTTGCTTTCTATGTTGGAAGAGAGTAAGTCCATCTGGCCGGAAGCGGCATCCGAAAGTACCGCGTTCAGGCCTCCCATCATGTCGGCAAATCCTGCCTGGTTCTTTCCTTCAAGCTGCTTGGCAAGCTCTACGGCGATCTGGTTTTTCTGCTCCATGAAATCAAAATTGCTTTGCTCCGCCCATTCCTCGACGTTCTTATATATCTTGGAATTCTTTTCAACCTCGGCAGCTATGCGTACTGCCTCGTTCACTTCCGGGATAACCGAATATTCCCCCATAGCCTTGTTTTCAATCAGATACGGAAGCGCCATGGCCAGCTTGCGGCGCAGGTTTTTAACGTCGCTTAACACCCTGATATTGTCCTCTTTCAGAGTGGCGCCTAACAGAACGTTCTCCAACAGGTCTTCACCGGCGCCCGTTATCCCGCCCTGCTCCGTATAGTACTGCGGCATGTCATACTCGCCGATAAGCTTGTCGGTCTTCAGGGTGTTAAAATTTTCTTGTAACGCTTTTTTATCTTTATAGAGTTCATCAATGCTTTCATGCGCCGCGATGGCGGCGGCTATCGACTTGACAGTTGGGTCTTTAATCAGCTTGGTCATTTTGACCGCGGTTTCCACCGGATCCGTGGCTTTTTTGTTCGACTGGTTAAATTGGTCAAATAAAGCGGCGTCGTACTGTACGTCCTCTTCAACTTCAAAATATATTCTTGGATGGTTGAACTGTAATCTGTCCTCACTTTTAAATCCGTACTTTTTGGATTTTTGCGGTAAAGAATTTAGATACTTGCCGTCTGTACCCTTTTTGGCCGCAATTTTGCTTGACATTGTACGTTGGCTGCCGTCAATTACAACTCTTTTTTTAGTAACCATCGGGATATCATCCAACGCCCTGCTGTCAAAATTACTGCCTGCCTCGTTTACCGCTTCCTGTGATGCCCTGTCATGGAAATAATCCCTGGTATTCAAATTTTTTCCATCTATTGTCGGAAATCCCGGTGTCGGATTAAAAGTAACTTCGTCATGAGATGCCATCGGTATTTCCGCTTCCAGCATCACGTATTGTCCTTTAATTTCTTTGCCTTTGATATTGACAGTATCAGTATCCCCGTAAATCTTTTTTGCGGCGGCGTACTGTTCCCCCCAATCGGATAATCCCGAGGTATCAACGGCGTTATTTGCCGTGTTATTTTTTTGCGGATTTTTTTCAAAATTAGTATTGACAGAATTTGTTTTATGTTCGATATTATCAGTGGAGGGTACAGACATGTCAAAAGATGATACCGTTGTTTCAGATTTTCCCGAAGTTGAAGTTCCCGATTTCGATGATCCTTCGCTTGAATTCTGCGAAGTCGAAGACGTTCCCATGGCGTATTCCCGCCAGTCCTGTATTGCCTTTAAAGTCTTAGGTGACAGGACGTTAGAACCTTCCTGGACTTGGCCAACCATAGCTGATATTTTCAATGAAGCGTCTACTATATCAAAAGAAGACGCGTTAAAATTAGCCGAATTAAGGGAAGCTTCATAAGCCGCGTCGTGAATTCTAATCTCTAAATCAATGCACTGCCTTTCAATTTTTTTATAATCTTCAAAAGATAGAATTTTATTTGCATAACCTTTAACTATTTGATCTTTAATTTCGTATAATAAATGACTGCCCATTTCCTCTTTTGCATAAAGCATCTGCGGAGTGTTAAGCTGCAATTCCACGATTGCGCCATTTGACATTTTTATATTTATAAGCACGTCTTTATAATGGTTAGGCTGTATTGGTTTATAGCGGTCTTTAATGCGTACAACTTCATCCCTGCCGTGCAAGTCTTCCATCACCGCCACAATGTCCTGGATATTGTCAAGAACCAGCGTTTTTCTGTTAATGTCCAAAATATTTTCAGCGCCTGACAACGGAGTAATTTTCCGTTCCGCCCTGTCCTTTCCTTTCAATTCTCCGCCGATAATTTCCCCGCCGTATTTCTTCTGCAATTCATCAACGTATTTGTCGAATTCTTCCCGCGATTCTTCAATCAACTTGTAAATTTCATCAATGTTTTTTGACGGCTGTTTCGGTTTTCCTTCTCTAATACTGTTATTTTTATCCAGCGAAGGACGTTCCTCATTGAACCTTTTATTCGCCTCATAGCGCTCTTTGGCGGCCTTCTGCGCGTCCCGCGCGCCCACCTCCGCGTTATTTGCCGTCTTGCCCGATTCCCGCGCGTTACGCGCCGTCCCCGCGGTCTTCTGTGAAGCCGCTTCCGAAACCTTGTCGGCTTTTGAAAGCAATTCATCAAAAACTTTTATCTGCTCCGGAGCAAGACGGCGCATTTCTTTAAAGTGATCTATAATGCCTTTTAGCCATTCCTTCATCTGTTGGAACAAACTCCGAAGTTCTGGATTCGGCGCTTCGCCGGTCGCAAAGTAATTCTCGAAGGCGTAAGCCGAACGCTCCTTGCGCCATGTATATTCATCCATGCCGCTGTTAGGATCGTATTCCCCGGCCGCGTCCATCATCCGCTTAAAAAGTTCCGGATCGCATTTTTCAAGGAAATTGTCAACCGCGTGTTTCAATTCATGAACGACGGTGGAAAAATCAGCCTTTTCAGGATCAAGATAAACGATGCTGTATTCAACCGCCTTCATGTCCGCGTCCAGTTTTATCCACGGCTGCAACGCTCCCTTTACCCGGCTGGCTTTTTTCTCATCTTTGGCAAACTGTGCGGCCATTTTATTTTCCGCTTCTACGGCTTCTCCCGCCTTATGTGTAAAAATGTTATCGGGGTCAAGGTTTAGTTTTTCAAGAAATTTGTCGAAGGTTAACCCGTAGGCCCTGCCGATGCGGTCAATAAAACGCACGATTCCGGACCTGCTCGCCTCCGTGCTGCCAGGCAAATGCCGCGCCATCTGTTCGCCGAACCGCATTTTCGCCCGCGCCGCTTCAGCGGTATCGCCCTTCGCGGCGGTATCAACAATTTCATCCGCGATATTTATTTTCTCTGGATAATAGTTAAGTCCAGTGTCGTAGGGATTTTTCTTTTTCAGTTCTTCACGAATTTTCACTTCGCGGTTGGACATCCCTTCCTTGTCCCATAAAATATTTGGTACTCCGGAAAATGATTCAGCGAAACGGTCATACGCTTCATGCCTGAAATCCGGAGTGTCCAGATCATTTCGGACGCGGAATTCTTTAATATGAACCGTCCCGTCCTCATCCTGCGCATATTCAATATGTGAATAAAGGTTTTTGGAGCCGGCCACCCTGGGATCGCCGATTTTAAACAGCCCGCGTTTCTCATCCAGTTCCGTATATAACAGCCTGTTCTTCCTGCGGTAAATTTCGCCTAACGGTATTTTTTCCCCGGTATTGGGATCCGTCTTAGCCTCTTCGTACCCTTCGCCCAGCCCGGCGGTTTCTCCCAGATCTGCGGTCATGTGGGTTTCCTCGTGCGCGCCGGCGCGGCTCGCAGCTTCCCAAGTATTTTCCCTCACGGCTTTCGGTATTTCACTTTCTTCAGTCGCGGCCATATAAATTTCTTTAACCGGAATCGCCTCCGCAATTGCGCGAAGTTTCTTCGCTTCTTGGAACGGAGATTCTCCGATTAAAAATTTATAGCTTCCCTTTAACGCCGCGTCCCCAACCTGCAATACTAAGGCGGACAAAAAACCGCCTTCAAATTCTTTCCAAAGTTCTTTTGAGAAAGAATCCCAGTCATCTATTTGAACGCCCAAATCCAGTAATTGCGCCTTCGCTTCCAACGTCCCGGTTTCCGCCATCTGCCGGATTGAATCCTCAAGAAGAACGTCCTGTGCCATAGCAAGCAGCGCTTTGCTTTCCGGGCTTTCCGGATTTGCAAGAGCTTTCTCTAAATCCTTCATCTGGATGCCCCGCGCCGAAAATAATCCTGCCCGACTTGTCAACGATTGCAATACTTCTTCATTACCTTCACCTATGGCTTCCATAAGATTGCCAAGGGCGTATTTACCGATTATGTAAGGCAATCCTGTTATGTGTATTTTGTGCAATATACCATCGACGATTTTATCTGTTATAAACCTTGCGGCGTTTTTTTTGCCTACTACATCCATGATTTTTCCGACTCCGCGCCCGACTAATGATTCAATCGCACTCTGTACGGCGCCAACCCACGTACTTGTTAAATCCGCAATTTCAGGTTTTACTCCGACTTTTCTTAACGTCCCGTATTCGCTATCGCGGTTATAATGCCATCCGGACAAAAAGCCTGCGATGGTTCCCAATCCGGGGGCTATCATAGTTCCAAGTACCGTCATTCCGCTTATGTACGCCATGTAATCCGACGATTCTGCAGCGGCTACTAAACCTTTCGTAATAAAAAATCTTTCATCTGCGGAGTAGTCGATATATTGTTCCTGTTCTTTCTCAAACGCTTCAATCTCCTTCATGTAAGAATCGACGGCCGCTTTATCCCCCCTCCTTTCGGCTTCCCGGATTTTCGCCCAGTTCTGGGTAATCATCGTGCTTATTCTTCCCCGATTTTTCGCTTTCCATACGGCCGTGTACCATTTCTCTTCAGGCACAGTGTTCGCGTCAATATTAAACTGTTTCAAAAAATAAGCGGGATTGGAGGCTATTTCTTCAAGCGGCAAATCCAGTTGTTTTGAAATTGCCATACAGGACATAAGCCTGGACATCTGCCGCGAGGTCATATCACCGTTTTCAACGTGGTAATGCAAAGACATGAATTCTTCATTTGTAATTTCAGGAGGACGTTGGATTTTAATATGAAGGTCTTCTGCGGCGTTTTCTTTTGCAACGCCATAAGCGGAGGCCCTGGCGGCTTCACGGACCTGTTTTAAGTCAAACTGTTGTAAATAAACATCACTCATTAGTTTCTCCCGTAAATTTTAAAGAGTATTTTCAGTCTTTCTTCCGGCGTCATTGAACGCCATTGTGTTTTCCATTTGTCAGCCGGGATCGACATTCCGGCAGGTTGTTCAGAAGGCCTGTTCTGATCCTTCGACCAGTCTTGTAAATACTGAACCCGTAAGCCATTGTCCATTGTTTGCCAGTCTGCAAGAGGTTTGCCGCTTCTGTCGGTTGGAATTTTTTCGTTGGGAACAAAAGTTGATCTTGCTTGTGCTTCGTCAAGAGCTCTTTCTCTCGCGGCTTCCGTCGCAGTCGGCTGCCTCGTCTGTGCCGATTGTGCCGAGGCAGTCGTGCCGCTTCTATCCCTTGCGCCATAAGTCCGCCACGGGCCAAACGATCCGTCAGGGAGTATGGGCCTCCATTCGTCTCTGATCGTTACATGCCTGCCATTGTCATTTGAAACCGCCACACTCCGATACTGATTATGGTTCATATCCTCGTATATGCCTTTCACGCGGATGTCGCTTTGCGTTCCCGGTTCCTGATCGTATCTTACGAACTTTAATGCTTCACCTATTTTTCCTGACAACCGTTCCAGTTCTTTTACTACCCATTCCTCCGCGTCTCTTCTAAATGCTTCGTTTCTGTAACGTGGGGTTTCATCTCCAAACGTGTATACCGCGTTAGTATCCTGCTGCCATTGCCACATCGCTTTGGCCATTGAAGCTTCATTTCCCGCTTTCGCTCTTCTGGAATCAGCAACTCCGTTAGCGACGATAAGGGTAAGTTCGCGGTCTATAAGTTTTATATATTCGGTATCGGTAAGCCCGTTCCTGTCTTCTCGTGCGCAATCACGTATAAGATTCCACATATGAAACAACTGTTCTTGATTTAATTCACCGTTATTCAAGCCACTGTCAAAATTTCTACCTAGTTTTTTTGCTTCCGCCCTTATCACGCTCAAGCAGTCGTTAGACAAATATCGCGCGGCGCCGGCGTTGTTTGCCACAAGCCTTGAAAAATACTTTTCGGGATTTTCCAGGACTGAAAAACCGATATGTGAAAGTAACGCCGAATCGCCATTTTGTTCAATCCATCTTCTATTTTCCTGGTGAATCGGGTCTCCGGCCTCCGCCAATGCCCAAATCTCCGCTTTCAATGGCGCGATTAGATTTTCGCCTTTGCCGTCGCTTAGTTGATATAACGATATTCCCGCCGTGCCCAGGACAATCCCTTCGTAAAGTTTATAGATGGAATAGTCAAATGAGGACAGGTCAAGTTTTGGAGATCCTTTGCCCGCGCCCGCCCTGGAACCGCCTTCGGATCCGCCAACGTATCTGGCGCCAAACAATCCGGGTATCCTGTCCTTAAAACTATCCGAATATTCAATAACTTCTCTGCCATGCAGTAGATCAGATTGCACTCCATTCCGATACGGTTCCGCCAACCGGTTGGCTTCCCAAGCCGCTGTCGTTTCCCCTCGCGCGGCCTTGTCCATCAGGGCACGGTACACCGCGTCGTCTGCTAAAATTCTATCTTCATTCCGCTTTTGTATCCGGTTTGTCTCCTGTTGGATTAACGCTCTTTCCCACTCGTCTTTACCTTCAAAACTCCACGGAAGTTCTAACGTTCTCGCAACATTTCCGCCGCTTTGGCTTACCGCAGTCATTCCACTAGCCGATCCGCTTTCTACGTTTCCGCCTTGGCCTCCGGGTCTGCTTGTGGTAACAGTATCTTCGTCACGCGTTTTTCCTTCTAACCCTTCGTAATACTCACGGTTACGCTCCGCCTGATCTTCAATTTCACGGCGTCGCAATTTCTTTCTTTCATCATCAATATCATCACGGTTTAAAGCATTTTCTTCATCTTCATCCCGCGTTTGTCCTTCTAAACCTTCATAAAATTCACGACGGCGCTCCGCCTGATCTTCAACTTCACGACGGCGCAACGCCCGCCCTTCGTCAAATTCATCCCGCGTATGTCCTTCATATCTTTCGTAAATTTCACGTAATTCATGGTCTTCTTGTATTTCGGAATTTTGGCCTATTTCAACAGGTTCGCCGTCATTGCCGTATACATTCAACGTCGTCTTTGGCATAAAAGCAAACGCGTCACGGACTCTTTGCATGGCTGCCGGCAGCTCATTAACGTTTTGTACCTGCCCTAAAATAATTGCGGCGTATGACTGATAAGCTGCCGTCTCATACGCCCTGCGCATTTCATTCATTTTCTGCGGATTAATACCAATCCGTTTTCCTGACAGGTCTAATCTGTTCCAAATTGCCGTTAAAGCCTGCTCCGGAGTAAATGTCCCATTCTTCAGGGCGTCAAGGTACCGTTGATTATCTTCATCGCGGCTTACGTGTTCTCTTTGAATCCGCCATTCATCCTGTTTTCCAAGAGCATAGTCGCGTAACGATTCCAACGCGTTAGTTTGCATTTGTTCAATTTGCCGTCGAATGTAAGGAACCGCGGCCTTTCCGCCCGTTTCTTTCGCGTACCATTCCCTCGCGTAGTTAATAAACTTGCCCATGTACTGTCTTGTGTAATTTTCCAATTCCTCGGGATCGTCCGGATTGCCCGTATAATTGAACGGATTGTCCCTTATGCGGTTTTGAATGTCAGTTGAAAACTTCGCGGGCACGTTACGCAGCCAAGCGTCCGCCTCCTTCCGATTCTCCTCATCCATATACGATAGAGACTGCCGAGAAAAATGCGCCGCCGCGTTAAAAGCGTCCATAATTGACGTAGGCATTTTCAACCTCCTTCCTTAAATTGAGTACTATTCCGCCGCCAAGATTTATTTTGTTGGCCGGCTTCAATGGATTTCTTTTCACGCCGCCGCCGAACCCGCTGTCCCAATTTTTATAGTCAAATCCGCTGTTCCAATTCCAGTCATAGTTATAAAGATCATGTGCAAAGCCCATACCCGACGAAGCGCCGCCGAAAATACCCGCGGTATAATCAAGAACAAAATTCAACGGATCATTCATATCGTCTAAATGAAATTGATAATTTTTCTGCCCCAATTTAAACATCTGCTCGTTGTAAATGTCGTTAGCCGTTTTAGCTTCATGACGGTATCCGCCGGGTTCCCAGGAATTCTTTTCATGTTCCATAGCGGTAATCGAACGGTTGGCGTTCTGGATAGTGCCGGCAAGAACATCGGCGTCCTGTTTTCTTTGAACATCTATCTGCCGCTCAAGGCTGTTAGAAGCGTAATCGCGCACAAGCTGATTAGCCGCGTTTCCGCGCGTCCCGCTCGCGCCTTCCTGCGCCAGGTGGGCGCCTATTCCTGAAGCTGTCTGAATGCGCGCGTCCTGTTCACCGTAGGCCATGGCCAACAGGCGCGTATTATATTCGTCAGTAAATTGGTTCATGCCCTCGCCCAGGGCGCGGTGCTGCATTCCGAGCTGCCATAACGATTCGCCTTTCTGCAGATCGTATTGGTTGTCGCTTAAAGCTTTCCCGTAACCGTAAGCGTTCTCCGCGCTTTCCTTTTGCATCTTTATCGCTTTTTCCTGCCGGTCCCTTTCGCGCCATGTGTTCAACCCGCCTAACAAAGCGCCAACTCCGGCGCCAAACAATAAAAACGGCCACATAATTTACACCTCCGTATAAACAGATAAAACGCAGGCTTTATTCGGAGCGTTGTGAGTTATGTAAAACTGCGTGCTCCTGTCCTGACCGCTAAGAAGATTCGACAACTTAATAACGCCGTTGTACACCGTTTTGTTCAAATCTTTCTCTAAAAAATCATTCATCCCGATAATTGGTTCGTAACTGTCAAACAAGATGACGCACATCGCGGTCAAATGAACGGGATTCATCTTCCCGTCTTTTACGACCGGCATGGACTTCATTACGCTCCTGTACGGGTATCCGACAAACCGCCTGTTTCCTTCCTCCGAAGCCAGCGGTAATTGCGCGTCAGCGTCTTTCAGGGCATAAACTTTGACGTCCGACTCATCATAAATGACCGCCGATTCCGCATCGTATGAATTAAGCAAATTTTGCCTATCCTCCTCGGTCGTAAATTTCCATTCTCGCCAGCTGTCAAGATAGACTGTCCCGTCTTCACGCAGCATCTCAAGGAAAAATTCTCCGCCTCTTTTCACGATAAGGTAAACATCGTCAAAGCCGTTTTCCCCCGGCAGTACCGCGCAGGAAATAATTTCCCCCTCAATGAATCTTTTCCATTTAGGTTTGGCAACGAATGGATTATTACCGTAATCGTTTCTTTCATATTTTTTATAATGTTCCTTTTGCGCCTCCATCTCCTCCGGGGAAAGCAAGTCCCTTATAACTTCGCCCGTTGTGATGCGGCTCCAGGCGAAAGTCCCTGTCATACGCTCGTAAAGAAGCGTCACAAGCTGCCCGTCTTCGCGCGTTACATAAAGTTTCGCGTAAGGGTTTGTCGCGTAATCAAATTCTTTAGCGGGGCTTTCATGTAACATCTGCTGCGCTAAAAGCGCCATATTATTAGCCCGGAAATTGTCATTCTCATTAGGGTAGTATTCAACCAGCCCCTTGCGCCCTGATTTGAAAAACAAAATCGCGTCCCCAAGCGCGAGGCCCGGTATATTGTCGCTGCCGTGGCTTGACAACGCTATCGCCTGCGTATTTGTCGCGTGCACGTCAGGAGGAATTAAATATTCGCCCATCTCGGTACCTACGATAAGACCCCTGTTTACCGCAAGCCATTTGATGGCGTCGTTTTTACCGGAAGCGATATCGAAAGTAAATCCGCAGTCAGGAGTGGGGTATATGTTTTCAATTATTTCGCGGGTGTAGAAAGGAATATAAATATTATCAGATATTTTTAATCTTCCTTCGACAATATTATATATTTCAGAAGGGAAATTGTAGTATATTTTATTCATATCACCTATGTTTAACTCGTATTTCATAGTCGCTAACGAATTGTTTTTCAGGGTATTTATTACATTATTTATTTTATTATGATCATAATTTGAATTGTTTATTGCATCAGTTTCCAATTTTGAATAAACAAAATTAAAAAAATATGAATTATTTTCTTCATATTTTTTCACATCATTATTATTCAAGTTATATATATTGCTATATCTATGAAATAAAGAATCGCTATGATCGTGATATACCCTAACTTTTAATTTTGTTGCGCCCGGGGTCAAATAAACGTGTTTTGTATCATATTGTGGAATACCAGTAATTGGATGATCTGATACTCGCACTGTATAACTTGCAATTTCAACTTCATTAACGCTTGGAAATGAATCTATGGCAACAGCATTTCTTTCCATGTTATTTATGTCATCTAATACACTTTGTGGAATAGTTTCAATTATTGTGTCTTCCGTCAATATAAGTTCATCGCCTTGTAACCTGAATATTTTTGTCCCATCTTTATAAAATGGAGAATCAATATAATAATTTTCAAGAGCAGATGTAAATTTAAATCCTTCTTCATTTTTGATATAAATTATTTTTTTATTTTCCTTGTCAACCGAACCTTGTATAACAACATATTCTTTTTTTAACTGTTTAAATATTTTCTTTGTAGAAAAATTGTAAGGTTTGTTTTCTTCTTTTATTGCACTAAAAAATATTTTCTGTGGGTTATTTTTGGACCCAGCAAATACCAGTCTGCCGTTAAAGAAACAAACTGTGGCAGGGTAGTTTCCTTCAGTTGTAAGCCAGCCGTTATCATTGTATTGTTCATCAATATTAGTATGCCCATATTTTTCTTTCTCTGTTATATTCTTGTCAGCATCAACTGGAGTATAAAAATCAAAAACTAATGTACTTATTTCCAGTTTTTCATTCTTATACATAATTTCTAACGGCGGGTAATTCTCATGGCATAGTATCATCAAGTCATAATTCTGTACATATTGAACGTCGTGTATATGTTCCAAACTATATAACTGAAGTTCTGTAGTATTTTCAAAAGGTTTCTGGTTCTCAATTAAAATACCATTTTTTATTTTTAAAACCTTTATTTTTTTATGCATTATGTATAGCAAGAATTTTAAATTTTTGTTTATGACAAACGATATAAGTCTCCCATCAGAAATATTTTTAGAAAGCAGCCGTTCCATGCCGCTCCGCCGCTTTATCCCCCCGGTTGGGATAACGTCCCAGTTCTCCAACCTGGCGGCCCCGCCGTGATACTGCGGCAAATCAATGCGTCCGAATAAGTTGGCGGATAATTCTCCGCTTGAAAAATTTGTAAGCAATCCCATTTAAAATTCCAAACCCAAACCAAGCCTGTCGCTCCACCACGGGCTAGGCTCCTGTTTATTTGCCGTAATACTTTTGGTGGAATTAACGGCTTCCATTTTAATTAACACCGCTTTTTGCAGCAGCGTATCGTGCAACCGCGCCTGTGCGGTATTATTTACAGCTAACTTGGCGGCAATCATAATCTCTAAATATTCGTAAAACTTAGGCTCGTACTTGGGAGGCCTGTATTCCGGATAATCTTCATAAGTCTGCGGAGCATCTGACAACGCGGCGAATTCTTCCAAACTGACAGAAGCGGTATAATCCGCAGGAACGTCCCATTCATCGACATATCCCGGAGACAACGCGAAATCGTAATTACCTTCTGCGAAATCGGTTACGCTTACGGATTCAAAAAAAGTATTCTGCGGGATAAACTTGCCGTTTGAAACGTAAAGCAGCTCCGCTTTTTCCGAATCCGTACACAGAAAATCGCCGTCGATAACATAAGTCCCTTTATCAGATAACTCTATCGGCCTCGCGCAGTCGTATGGCAGATCATAAGTGAAGCCGTAACCCGAATTACCATGCGGCAGCCTTGTTTTAAGGAGCCGCCTGCGCCTGCGCCCCATAGTCCAGGGGATTTCAGAAAGCGCTTCAAGGAAAGTTTTAAGATACAAGGACTTACAAATTTCATAAAAACCTTTGTCCTTGTCCTCATTTGTGAGAAGCGCCAGCCCTCCTTCGCCGTCTTTCAAAACGCCCGCGGAGTAACGCGCCCCATTAATAATGTCAAGATTCATGTTCATAGGGTTTTCAACTCCGCGATAACCGCGTCTTTAGCGGCGCCTAAAGTTTTTATAACTTCCGGTACGGCCAACAATAATTCTTCGTTATATTTAATACGGTCTATAGACCTGTCAATTTTTTCCATTCTTTCAACTAAAGTTATTATCTTCTCAACTTTATTTTGCGGTTCCGAACCCATTCCAAATATTTGTTCCAAATCCGGCATAAATTCCTCCAGGTAAGATATTGCCGCGCCGTCCCGCCAACGGCGGGATTTGCCGGCGCGGCATAGCTGCCAACGGCGCTCTAAAGTTTTTATTTCTTCAGAGCGCTGACGTTAAGCCCCCCGAAGGGTAGACGCCTCCTTAGTAAACCGGTCTGACGCGCCGGCAGGCTTAACAGGCAACACATACGCTGAATAGCGATGCCGCTTTTGGCCGGCATTTGCCAAATATTCATTAATAACCGCAGAACGTTCCGCGACAAGCGAAACGCCATCCGAATCCGTGTTAACGGCGCGGATCCCCACGCCGTTTCCGGACAATGCGGGCCAAAGAACAAACTCTTGAGCCGCGCCGCCATATCCGCCCGTTTCCAGGGCAGGCATAAAGCCAATAAAAATGGCGGTCATAAGCGATATTAAAAGTAACTTTTTCATATCACTCCTCCCAATTATTTAATTCCGATTTAATCGGAATTAGCATTTTAAAAGACGATAACATCGCCTTGTTTCTAATTTTTCTCGTCTTCTCTAACCCCAAACTCTACATAAGAGAAGTGTGGAACTTCTTTTTTCTCCGTAAGCGTGATAATGTCACCTACCCTGCGGTACTTGCCCAGATAAACGCAGTCAGCAATGCATAAGTACTTGAAGGATTTTGTATTTTCTCCGCCTTGTTCGGTTTTTTTTGCCTCGACGAATTTTTTAATCGCTTCGACAATTACGGGTTTCTCCGCTTTGTCGTCGATATCGATTTTGTTCTCCTTGGCAAGTTTGAAAAGTTCTTCTCTTCCCATGGACTGAAGAACGGCAAAATCGATGGAGGTTTCTTTTTGAAACCATTTTCTGATATCAAACAAAGCAAACCCTCCTTAGATTCCGACGTAGGAATTGATAAGCGCCTGTACGGTGCCCGTGAAAGTGCCGGAAAGCGATGCTTTCAAGTACTTAAACTTGGTTTTAGGCATAGGCAGGGAGTAGCCGTCTTGTGAAAGATCGGCCGCAGATACCGCGCTCCCCGTCACGATGTTTGAATAAGCACCGCCCTCACTATCGCTTCCTTTGACTGAAAGAGTCACTGATCCGCCAGTTATAGGCCCGTTAGGCATCTTAAGGTCAACCGCAAGTCTTTCAGGTGAGGCCTCTCCCATGTTGATAACATTGGGAAAATCGCCTGTGTCATCAAGGGTTCCAAAATCATTTAGCTTGTCGTATAAAAAATTTACAAACATAATTTACGTGCCCTCCTTACGCCGACACTTTTTCTTCGTTATGGCTGATCACGTCCATACGGCGGCACCTTAAATCGCGGATGTTGGTAATAGGCCTTCCCCAGGGGTCGGTTGTCGTGTACGCCACGTTGTTCTTGTCCCTCGCCGCCTTGTCAACTTTCTTCTGTATTGTCTTGTTGCTGTACATGGCGTAAGTAGACGCTCCCTGCGGCAGTTCGTAACTCGCGTCAATAATGAGGTCGACAAGCTTGTCCGGAGCAATATCTTTTTGGATATTACAGAGGCGGATAACCGCCTGCGGCTCTTTGATGGTAAGCCCGTACTGCGCCTCGAAGTACTCAACGAACATTGGAAGCGTCTTTTTCGGATTGTCTTCTTGCGGAACATGCTGAAGATCTAAATCACTGCGTGTAATGCCCACGCTTTTTGATCCCTTCGGGTAAAGCAGATGGAACAGGTCAGGGCCGACTGCAACCAAATAAACGCTTGTCATGTCCAGGTCGTTGCTGTTTCCTCCAGCGTCTAAAACGTTTTTGTTATTTAACTTGTTGCGCCTGACGAACAGCCCGTCAAATTCAGCGGGATCATTGCCGTTGCCGTAAATAAGCGTTTCAGCCTGCGTCAATCCCATTCCTTTGATGATAGCGACGGCTTCGGACTGCCTCGCCGCGGCTTTATTTCCGGAATGTTCAACCATTTTTGCGTCAACTCTTGAATATTCCGCCATCATAGCGATGCGGTCTTGGATTATTTTAGTCTGCGTCGCAACGCTTCCAACGCCCTGGTTGTAAATGCGGTGCTCGCCCATCTTCTTGATAGTGCGCTGTAACCCGACATTGATGGTCGCGTTGTTTGCCTCATAGGCCGGAACGTCGAGTAACATTTCGTTCGTCAGGCCCATAAGCTCGATGATCTTGTACGGTTCCGGCATATTCGCCCGCCTGACTATTTCAAGCGCCGTCATTTGATCGGTCATATTCAATAACATTGATAAATCTCCTTACTGTTTGTAGTCAAAGGTTCCCCCTTCCAAAATGGATTTTATGGGTTCCCCCGCTTCTGTGCCTCTTGCGGCGCCGCTCTCCGCAGTCATCTCGCCAAAGGCTATGAAGGCTTTAATTATTTCCGGGTTGCCGGCCAGACCCGCCTGTCGTATGAGACTGCCCACGTTCGGACCGGCTGCTGCCAATCCTCTCGTAAGAAATTCCATCTTCTCCTTATACTTGGAACCGTACTCTGCGTTAAGAACCGCGGCTGCTTCTTTCATCTGTTTGGCTTGCGCCTGCTGTGCTGCTTGCATCCGCTCCGCGCCAAGCTCGTTCAGATTCTTGAACATCGCGTCCGCCTGTGCCGCGGTCAAGTTGGACTTGAATGCAGCCTGTGCGAATGCGGAGCCCCCGTGCTCCTCGTCTTTGGCAAAAGCGTATCCGTCCGCCGTCTTTGGCCGTCCGGCTTTTTCCCAGTAAGCCGCGACCTCTTCAGGCGTCGCGTCCCTTCCGGGAATACCGCCGGAAACGGCCTTACCTTCCAGCTCCAGGAAAGCTTTTGCCATGTCTCCTACCTTCTGAAACTTCGCAAGCTTCGCCGCTGTATCAGGATTACTCCTCATATCAGGCGGCAGCTGCTCCGCCCATGCGGCAAGCTTTACCTCTCCGCTTGCGGGTTTAGTTCCCCCCGAAGACGCGTCCCCTGTATTGGGTTTATCCGCGGGCTTCCTTCCGTCAGCGCCGGCTGTGCCCGTAAAGGCGTTATTCAATTGATCTTCAACGTTAGCGGCTGCCGGTGTACCGCCCTCCGTCGAACCGCTTCCCGCGCCGTCAGGCGCCAGGAACATGTGCATTCCCCTGATCAGGTTCCGCAGCATTTATTTACCCTCCCCGGAAGCGGCGGTCTCTGCGATAAAGTCCGTAAGGGCTTTAGTGTCGCTTACCCCCAGCCGTTCCCGAACAAAAAATTTTGCATAATCGTTAAGCGCCTGTTCACGTTTTATATGTGTTTTCTCAAACATGAACAGGTCGGTTAAAAGCATATTCAACACGATTTTTCCTTCATCCGTGCCGAATACCTTGCGGCAGGTATTTACCAACTCCGCTCTTTTTTCCTCTTCAGTAAGATTCTTATTCTTCCAGAACGAGAACATTATTTTGTTCATCTTTCACCTCCTCGCTCATTGATTCCATTATTTTCATGAGTTTTTTACTCAACTTGATGTTTTCGCATTGAAGCCTGTCAATTAAATCTTCAACTTTGTCTGTATACTCAAGAAGAAGGTCGTAAACCTTCATAACGTCTTCAGGATATTTTTTCATTGCACTTCTCCGTATTTAACTCAAGAATGATTAGTCCGCCTTTTGTAACGCCGCATTTTTTCCATCCGGCTTTTTGAAAGCAGCATCCCGGGTTGGATGATTTTATTTTTCGCGGATTAACGTAGGTATAAAATCTTTCTTTCGGCCATTTTACAAGAGCAAGCCTGACGGCTTCCTTTATTAAGTCTGATGATTTTATTTTTCCCTCATTACGGAATACGGCGCAATTCACTCCCCGTTGTCCGCTTTTGTCAATGAATTTTCTCCAAACAAAAAGCGCGTCTTTGTTCATTGTCATTAAAACTAACTTATGCCCGGGACCGCAGAATAATTTTCTTATTCTTCCGTCTTTGTAGCGGTATGCGGAATAATGGCGTTCGTACATTTCAAGAGCGGTTGGGTTTCCGTCTTTTACAGCCTCAAAATGTCCTTCCATTTCAAATAACATTATTGGTAAAACCCTCCTTGAATTTGTTTGTTCATCTCTTCAATGGCAGACCCCTGCTTTACCGGCTCATTCAATTTGTTGAAATTCCCCATAAGCTGCTTTTGCTGTTCTATTGCCATAGCCTGCTGCTGCTGTTCCGCCTGCGCCTGCGCGCGCTGCTGCCGTAGTAATTCAATGTCCTTATCTTCCCGAATGGCGCTCTGTGGGAAACCCATTCCCTCAAGTCCCGATTTAAGCGTTTGGTCAAAATCGATAACGTCAAGCGCTTCTGGGGACATTTTTGCCACTGCCCCGATAAGACCGATTCCCTGTCCGATCCCTGAAGACTCGTGGAATTTCTTTTGCGCCTGCGCGAGCGGACCTATAAAGTCAACCTTCAGTTGCGCCCCGGTTCCGGCAAGCGCTTCAGGAGGAGAGGGTAGTTTCCTCTGCCTCCAGAGAATGTTAAAACTTCTCTGAATAATTTTTGTTAGCGCGTTGTTTAGGTTGACAACCAAATCGGATAATACAGCGGCTTTTTCACCTTGCAGTTCCATAACGTAAGTAGCCGTCATGTTCGCGGGCCTCTCGTTCATCAACGCCAGAAAAAAATCAACGTGGAACCAGTCTTTAACTCTGTTTTCCATTTCCCTTTGAATTTCCAAATTGATGGGGTAGTTCTGACCTGTGTTTATTGGCGAAATTATCTCGTCTTTCTTGCTGTAATAATTATATCCCCGCGGAATGACGTTAACGCTTTCCCTCATCGTATCCGGAACGTTCAACGCCGGTTCAGCGGCGTATTGTGCGATTTTTATTCTTGTTTCCTCCGCTATATTAAGCAGCTTTATGTCGTCAAGCGCATGTACCGCGGGCGATTCCCCATACGCCGTACCATTAATCTTGTCCCATATAAAAACCGCAAATGGAAATTCTTTATATCCTGATTCTTCAAGCAACCAGTCCTGGCCTTCATCGATGTAAACGGATGCGTAAGGCATATTCTTCGCGGACTTATTGTCCTTATCAAACTCTTTCCGCTTATAAACGGCGTGTATGATTGTTAACTCGTTATTCCATTTGTTCTTGTCTTTTAAATCTTCTTTCCTCAAATTGTGCAGGTTTTCCTCTCCAAAAAAAGACGCCGCGTTTTTAAGCGTCATCACGTAACGACGGTAAACGGTGTCGACTTCTTCATACTCGTCAACGTCCAGGTAAACCTCATTAACGCCAAGGTTTAAAAACCTTATCTTGTTGTCTGACATCAGCTCGTCAACAAGCATCACCCCGAACCCGTATGTCGCGGCGTTCTCAACCATCTTGGAAGCCTGCGGATACAGGTTGCTGCGGTTAAACTCCGCGTAAAGAGTTTTTTCTACGGCCTCAAGATAGTCCTTCACGCCGTAACCGTTGGATACGTCGTAATTCTCCAGCCCAATCTTTTGCCATGCTATGTTCGGGGATATAGAATAGCCGATAATTCCGGACCGTAAAGTCTTCAAATAATTTGTAGGCCTGCTGGTAAACCTTTTAGGCCTCTTCGGTTTTTTATCGCCGGGATCGTCCCAGTTGAACACCGACGGCGCCACGTATTTCTGTACTTCTTTCCAATCTGCCTCGCGTTTCGCTCGTTCAGTCTTCAAATATTCAAATTGTTTTTTAATTTCCTGCACAAACTCTCTCTTGTCTTTTTTCATTCCTCCCCCCTCATCCGGCAGCCTTCTCAAACGGATCCCAGCTGCTCCCCTGACTTCTCTTTCCTAGATTCCATTGCCCGTTCTGTTTCCGCAGCCAATTCGTCGGATTATGCGCGAAGTCGCTCATCATCGCGTAACGGCTCTCGTCGTATATGTGGTCCTCAAGTTTGGTGTTTATGTCTTCAGGCTTGGAAGGATCAGGCGTAAGTACCGGTATTGTCCTTATAAAATCTACGCAGTTGTCAAAAACCAACACCATTGGCTTGCCGTCTTCGCACGGCGTTTTAAGCCGCTGATGGAAAATCGAAAGCCCGTTTATCCTATCCTTGTTCGCCTGTATCATCTTGAAGCCCGCTTTTTCCCATTTCTCCGCCGATGAGGGCCCGTCGTCATCCTTGCTCCACATTGCCGTGTCCGCGACTACTTCCGTAACTCCTTCCTGTATTGCCATCTCCCAGGCTTTCGCCGCGGCGTCTTCGCATCCCATTTTTATTCCCGTGTCCATCGCGTCTGGTGAACACCCGTACCATTCTCCGTAACGAACCATGCGCCCTTCTCCGTTTACGGCCCACTTGCCAAGGCTGAACGGCTTCGCGTATCCCCAGTCCAGGCCGTAGAATTTTTTCCATACGCCGTTCTCAAGCGCAAACGGCTTGACAACGTGCAGGCCGCGGCGGAATTCATCGAATACCTGCCCGGCAAATACGTCCCAGTCCCCGTTCCGCATCGCGCGGTAAAGATTTTTCGGAAGCAGTTTCAAGCGAATTGCGTAACCGGGATCGTTTTTATAAAGCGCTGGATTATCCTCAAGCTTTGATGGTATAAAGCATCTGGTTATCGGCACTCCGGAAGATTCTACCGTCCTGTGCGTCTTGTACGGCTCAAACCCGTCTATAAATCGCGCCTTAAGCCAAGCGTGTCCGACGCCTCCGGGGTTGGCGGTCGCTCTCATATAACATGGAACGCCCGCGGCGGACCGGCAGCGGATTATCATATAACGCCATGCGAAGTCTGTCGCGTAATTCCCCAACTCGTCAAAGCCTATCCATGTGTATGAATGTCCTTGGTAAACTTTTACGTCATCATCATGCTCAAGATAACGGAATTTAATAAAAGCGCCGTTCGGAAAAGTGAACGTCTTTTCGCCTTTTTTGTATTTTCCGCCAAGCGGTACATATAATTCATCAGCTCGTTTTATCAGCTCTTCCAATTCCGTATATGTTTGACGAAATAAAATTCCTTTCCAGTACTTACCGTACTTGTTTACCCCGGCGTAAAAATCCATTAAAAGAAAATCGCTCTTTCCCCCGCCCGCGGCGCCGCCGAACAGTAGCTCAAAAGCGTTGCACTTTAACGCGAGATATTGTTTGTATTGTGGTCTCCATATCACGTTGTTCGCGACTTGGTTTTTGTTATATTCATTTTTAAAATACTGATCAAAACCTGTCATTTTTTTACGTTTTTACGCCTCCATCACTTCGTACTCGGCGTCTTGTGCCGCAGGTTGTGTGGGCGCCTCTTCTTCTCTTAATGTTTCCACTTCCTTCTCCGTCAGAAGGACTACCGGATTGATGACCGTCGCTCTTTCTTCAGGACGCGTTAATTCTAGATAATTACAAAGCATCGCAAGGCTCTTTGTCCTGTCGAAGAGTTTTATCTCCTTACCCTGTTTATTTTTTTTAATGCCTACAACGCACATCGAAAGCTCGCCCAGGTCTTCAAGGCTTTTTATGAGGTTTCCTTCTCTGTCCACTATGTCTTTTGGATTATAAAATGCTAGCGTCTTAAGAAGATCCAGTACTTGATACTCCGTTATCTGATCTTCTTCGTTCTGCCGCGCTCTCATTAGCAGCGCTATTGCCGTCTTTATTTTTGGGTCTCTTTTTAACCTTGAGGCGTTTGATTGTATCGATGAGTCTGACAGCTCTTTGTCTTCGCCGAACGCTTTTATATACGCCGCGGTCGCGTTGCAAAAACAATTCTTGTCGGTGCAGTAGTATTCTACAAACAGCTTCCGGCGGCCCGTCAGCCCTTCCCACCATATCGGCTGCTTGTTGAATAAGTCCTGCTGCCCTATTTCTTTTGGCACAGAGAAACCCCTCCCCGTTTTCTTTTCGAGGCATTATTTTCTCTGCGGATATTTATTTATAACTCTTTTAATTATCTTTTGTCAATATTTTTCTTAAATAATTATTTTTTTTCTGCCTGACCGCCGCACTACCTTCTTTAAAAAGTTTTTATAAATTTTACTCTTATTTTTTTTATTATAAATAATTCTTCTTATTTTCTTTGGCGGTTTGGCGGTAACCGCTTTAAATGCTTATGGAATAAGGACTTATAAACCGCCATACCCTTTAAATCGGTTCGGCGGCGGTTTGGCGGTCCGGCGTGCGCTGTTATCTTTTTTTGTCCTTTCTTCATATGGAAGGGGGGGAACGGCGCGGCATTTCGCGCCAAAAATGATAAAACGCCAAACTCTCTTCATGGGTTTGGCGTTTTTGGTGGTGAGTTGATTTTATTTATACCGTTGTTTTGTCCGCGCTTCGCTTTTATCCGCCACCGGGGTCGAGGGGCGGGTTCGCGGGGTACTTCAGTTTTATGTCCAAATAGAAATACTTGTTTCCGAAGCGCTTCCTTTTTGTGCTCCCGCCCAGGTGTTCCCCGAAGGTGTTCTTCTGCATCACCTTCCGCGTCCCCTCCTTTTCCGCCCACTTCCGGAAGTCCTCGTACAAATCTTCCGATCTCTCCGCGTTCCCCGGCGCCGCCTCCGTCCGCTCCTCTTTCCAGCGCCCGACGAAGTCTTCGCTGTTGACGTATTCCTCGCTCGCCTCGTCCACGACCTTGCACGGCGGGAACGCCCCCGGTCCTTCCCCTTTCCTGTAATACTCCCGCGCGAACCATATCAGCATGGCCAGAATCTCCGGAGCCTCATCCTTCAAAATCTTTTTGTGTATGTACACAACCTTCTCCCCGTCCGGAACGATGTAGTCGAACGGCACCATCCTCACGCGCCGCCTCACGCCCATGCCCGTGTCCTTCAGCTTCAGCTTGTGGTTGCTGCCCACGGCTATCTTGCAAATCGGGCTGAACGTTATGTCCTTCAAATATTTTCTCTTCGCGTTCAATTCCTCGCCGGACACTATGGACTTTAAATTCCTCATGTTCAGCCGCCCTTCCGGCGCGTCCAGCAACGCCGCCAACCTTAACCCGGGAAGCGTCGCGTAGTCGAACTGGCCCTGGAACTGGTTCTCTATCACTATGTCCTGCGGTATGGGCGCCGCGTAGTCCCCGAACAGTTTCAGCATCATGCTCAGCAGCTCGGACTTGCCGTTCGCCCCCCCGCCGTGGAAGTTGACGAAGAACGACGCGCCGTTGTCCCCGGTAAGGCAGTACCCGAACCAGGACAATATATAATATGCCAAATCCACACGGCGCCCGCCGTCCTTGCTCGTCACCTTGTCAAGAAAATCTTCAAACTTTTTCGGCATCCCCGGGAATATCCATCCACCGTCCTTGTCTTTCTTCAGCGGCGCCGCTTTGCACATCACGCTCTTGCTAAACAAATCCTCCGGCGCCGCTTTCCTCGACTCTCCAGTACGAAGGTTGAACGCCTCGCCCATACAGTTCAATAAATCCGGATCCGCGTCGAACCTGTCTTGCTCTACGGCTATAACTGTGTCGTGTTTTAATATGTTCTTCACCGCGTTTATCCCCGCGGATGACAGTATCCTCCGCGCGAACGACACTTCACCCGCGTTTGCCTGCGACGCGTTTTCCCATAACAAATTTCCAAAATGTATTATCACCCGCTGTACGGCCGCTTCCGCACAGACTTCAGTCCAACGCCCTTCGTCTTCCCTATATACCAACCAGCCTGTCTGCGGACAGTGCCGTATCCAGCGCCCGCAAGTCTCCACTATCGCGCGCGAAAAATGCGCCTCATTTATATCGTAATTATCATATATGTCAAAATATTCCGGTATCTTTTCTATGATGCGCGCGGCCATGCGCCCGGACTCCGTTTCCTCGCGCTTCGCGGACATCTTCGTCTTTAACCCGGTATTGAGATAATTATCTTTTGCTGCAGCAGCTCTGGCCGTTTTTTCCCCTCCCTTTCAACAGTTATCCGCTTTTTATATGCCTTTGTCTGTTAATGTATTCAATTCTTTTCAAACAATAACCCCGCCATTTCTTTAGGTGTCATAAACCTGTTTTCAATCTTCGCAAGCTCGCGTAAATACACCTTCCCCCCCACAAGAGAAAACATGCCGGCGGCTTCAATTTCGCGCTCAAGCCACGCCAACCCGTCGCCGGCGCCTTCTATCAGCGCTTTTTTGAAATCTTTCGCCTTAGCCGATCCGGGAAAGCCCCTCAATATATCCTCCCATTCGCCTAACTGGGGATCGTATCTTTCATTCCCGTCTTTAAATTGGGGGTCTTTGCTTAAGGCGTCTTTCCTCCTCTCTTCGAGCAGCATTTCTTCCTCGATTATTTTCATCCGCTCTTCAATAGAGCGGGTGTTCAATGTCTCAAGGGCGCGCCATATCGCCTGATGTCGCTTGTCAGCAAACCAGCGCCATCTGATCTTCAAACCGGTGACTAGTTCCCTTACGTCTCCATAATTTATATTTTGAAGCACATTCCCAATTAATCGACACTCGCAATCAAACCTTTCTTTTCTTTTAAGTTTTCCGGACCATTTCGGCGCGGGCGCGGGATTCATGGCGGCTAATTCTGCCTGTAATTCCGGAATAAGTTTCTCAAGCTTTTCTCTTCGCTGTTTGCGTTCCGCCGCGTAGTCTTCTAAAGTTTTTTCAGTCGTCATCGCACAGATAATCCTCATCGGCGGCGGGCCCGAACGGGTAGTTGTCATCGTCGTCTTCAGGCTCGTCGGGATCGAATTTGTCCTTCAGTTCCTTCGAAACTTCCGGCGCGGTTTTCTTTTTCAGTTCGGCTTTTTTCTTCCTGCCTAGGGCACTTTTCGGATTATGTCCGGGAAGATATTTTTCCTTCTTCGGTTTCAGCGCGGCGGCCGCGACTTCCTTCGCCGTCTGAAGGTATAACTCCGTGTATTTCTTCGCGTCCATGCCCGTGTAACGTATAAATAAATCGTCCGACGGATTTTCAAGCTTTTTCAGTTTGTCAAGGGTCGTCACGCACCTGAAGCCTATCGTCAGCAACATGAAATGTAACAGTTTGTTTGCGTCGTCTCCAAGCCCGGCGGATACCTGTTTTATCGTTTTATTTCCGAACAGCCCGCCCCACCATTTTTTCTGCTCTTCGTTAAATTCTTTCTCACTACATGGGAAGCCGGAAAAACATTCCTCATCCATCATTTGCATTAACATTTCAAAGTATTCCCGCGGCGGCTCCTCTCCCGATTCCTTTTCTATCCTTTCGGCCGTGACGCGCTCAATAATCAAATCCATAATTAAATCCTCAAAGCCGCCGCCATAAATTTTTTTATTTTCCAATTCTTTTACTAATTCCCCGGGCGTTAATTGCAGTTCCTTAGCCGCAACTTCCGCCGCCTCGCGGCCGTATTGTTCGATTTTATTTTTTATATTTTTATCGGTTTCTTTTCCGCCGCCGTTCCCTTTCTCTTCCTGTTTTTCCTTCGGCGGTTTCTCCCTGTACCCGACGCGACGCACGTCGATTTTCCCGGTAATGCCCGCATATATCCTCCAGCAGGCGTCTTTCTTCCTGTTGGTTTCGCCGGTAAAGTCGTACTTGTTCGCGCGCAGCGCTTCAAACTCCATTTCCTTTTTATTGATTTTAAAAAGCATCTTGCTCGCGTTCTTGAACAGCCTCTCCGGAGCGCCGCCTTCCATAAATATTTTTTCATCGGTGTTCAGACCCGCGTCCTTCGCCTGGACGATCTGCGCCTCCAGCGCCGCGCTTATCATCGCGTTCCATTTCGCGCGGTAGCATTCGCCGTCAAGGCACACGTCCATCGTGCCGTATTCCTCCTCCTCGTCGGCGTCCTCAAACAGCGCCGCGTCCTCGTTGTGCGTCCTCTTTTTGCAGCCTTTGCAAATTTTTTTCATGCTTTCTTCTATAATGTTTTTTTGTTTTTTGTATATGAATTGGCTTATGGTGTGAATTTCTATTTTTCTATCTACGATGACTTTGCCTTTCTCTACGGTGAATTCCTCTTTATTGTAAAATTCCTTCTGATCTTCCTCCGGAAGCTCCGCGAGCATCGCGGCGCCCGTGATGTCCAATCTCCCGTCCCGGAACATCCCCTTCAGCTCATCGATGAGTGTCGCTAACCGTAGCCGCTTGTATATCGCGGACGGGCTCCTAGCGTAATACTTCGCAATTTCCCCGACCGGCGCCCCCCTGGCGGCCATCGATGAGAACAGGGCCGCCTCATCAAGCGGATGCATGTCAAGCCTGTTGACGTTCTCTGCCAGCGCGATCTCCTCTTCGCTTACAGGAACATTTGCGGCGTAAACCGAGCATTCCACGTCTATAGCCTTCAGTTCACGGAGCGCCGCGACGCGCCGGCGGCCGGCTATTATCCTATAATTACCGTCACCGAGATCCCTCAATACGGGATGCTCGATAACCCCGTGCACCTTAATGCTTGACACCAGCTGCCTGAAGCCGTCATCCCTCGTGTACTTCCTGTTGTCATCGCCGGAAATGTCAGCTAATTTGACCGTCATAATTTCCATTTCTTTCCTCCTGGTTTATTTTTTTTCCGCAATGGGGGCAAGTACCGCCAAAATCGCGGTCCCATTTTTCTTCCATGGCTTTTTTCATCCAATTCATAATCACTCCTTCCTTCATGCGTGAAAATACGTCAAAAAAAGTATATTTAATAATGCAATATCCCTCATCGGGATTAAAAAGATCATCAGTGACGTATGGTGGTTTTAAAATTTCCTTAATAGTTTTTCTGTTTATTCTTTTGTTTTCTTGATCAACCATCACCAACCCCCTTTTTTCCAGTCGTCGGGCGGCTGCACCGGCGGATCTGCGATAACGATTTCATCAATCCCTTCGTCCACACAATATTCTATCGCGTATAAATAAGTATCTATTTCCCATTTACTAACTCCTTCCTCAAAAACGTACCTATAAAATACAAGTCCGTTATCTGAATATGGTTTGCCTGTGCGCTCCTTGTACTGTGCCGGCGTTTCGTAATCGGGAATTTCTGTCATTTCCCCGTGATTTGTATAAAACGGACAGAACATACCGTCTTCAAACAAGTCTTGAAGATTGACACGCTCACCGATAATTACTATTGTTTCGCATGTTGAACAGTAGTATTTCATCTCTTTCCCTCCTTCGCCGTCTCCGCGCCGCTCCATATTACGTAAGTCCCCGTGAACGGGAAACCGCTTTCAATCTCCTGGATTTTTTGTTTCACAAACTTAAAGTTATCCGTCATCGATTTTGGCAGCCAGAATTCCACCGGCGTTTTTTTTCCGTCAGGCTGCTGTACGATGCAGCGCATCAGAACGGCCTTCTCGGTATCGCGCACAAACGTAAACTCCCTCAACGCGTCAAAGCCGAAATGTTTCGCACTTTCCCGCGCGGCGATATGGTACGACTTCCATCCCGCCGGCGTTAAATTATAATTTCCGCTTGCCCCTTTCAGCCATTTTTTCTGAACCCAAAAACTTACGCCGTCCTTGTTAACTAACAAGCCTTTCAATGTTTCTTTTTCAATGTACATGCTTTCCTCCTTTTTATTTTCCGTTTCTTGTTCTTGCTCTAGCGTTTTAAACGTCTCCTTTCTTTTGGTGAGCGCCAATTTAGCCAGGCATTCCGTTTTGTAATAGTCTTTATAAATCGTCACTCCGGTATATGATTCTACGGTATCGTATGGTATTTTCCCGCCCTCTCCGTAAATAATGGACAACTTAACAGAGTCGTCGTCATAAATTTCCGTCATCACGCCGTAATACTTTCCCATAATTCCCATTTCCGTTGTTTGCTAATTGCAATCTTTCCGGAACGTTTCAATAGCCATATGAGACCCCGTTCTACTTGCGAACGGTTATATCCACATTCCGGAAAGATTAAAGGACCGGGACGGAGTCGAACCGCCTCATAGCAGCGTGAGGGAGGACAAACCCGCGCGCCATGTTCATACCGTTTGAACTGCCGATCCAAATGCCCGTCTCTCCGGGCCGTCACGCAAAGCGTATTCCTGATTGCGTATAGGACACACCTTATATTCCAAGAGGACGTGCCCCGGTTGTTTCAGCGTTCCCGCTGGCCCGGCGCCCGGCTCCCACTTGGATTCTAAATTTGGTTTCTCTTATAACTCCTCCTATTACGCGAATATGGAAACCCGCCATGCCATTTTGGGCTGTCAACATATTTCTTTATTAATGCTATACCGGCGTATAAAAACGAAATAATTACTACAACCAAAATAACCGCGTCCATTTTTCCCCCTCAAAAAAAATCAATTAAAAAATATATAAAGTCCCCCGATGTGGTATAATTGAATCACCACAAAACAAATTACCCCAAGGAGGGACTTTATGACCGAACTACTAACTGGCTTCGCCGCAACCTTGGCCATGGCTAAAAGCGTGCTTGAAATTGGCAAGACACTCAATAATGTAGAACTTATCAAGCAAAATTCCGATTTGATCTTTCAAATAGCTCAAAATCAAATCGAGGCGGCTAATTTGATAAATGAAAATCAAGAACTTAAAACAGAAATCGAAGAAATGAAAAATAACCCGCTCCGCTTTGATGGTAGTATGTACCGGGACAATGATAATTTTCCTTTCTGCCCGGCGTGTTATGATTCTCGTAAAATAAAAGTACATCTTAAAATGCCTTATAAGACAGTAACTGGAAATATGTGCTTTAAATGTCCGGTTTGTGATGTTGGCTTTTATGAAAAGTGATATTTCGTTTTTCATTTTTGTGGTTCCTGTTTTTTACTAAATATTATCTTTATCCCATCTCTTAAATATTTTTTTTCTTTTTTAAAAGGTTTTATTGGTGTATAAATACCTACTGGTTTAAGTTCTTCAATGCAAAATTCCAAGCTGTCAAGACATTCAATAATTTTTGTTAAGTCTTCTGTTTTCATTCTTCCTCCTTTAATTTTTATCTCTACGGCTTAACATCCCGCTTAGACGGTTTATTTGTCCTTCCAAAACGCTCCCTTATGCTTCTTCTTTTTTTTCAGGATTCATTTTTTTATTCCAAAGGCTTCTTGCTTCATCGTCATCTTTTCTATATTCCAACCTTTCGTCTTTTCTATGGATAAAACCTGAACAGGTCATCTCATGCTTTTTTGCCTGTTTTAATAAAAAATTGAAAAATTCCCATTTGGAAATATACGATAGACCTTTCAGATGTTTCTCAAGGTAGTCGTACAGCCGCTGTTGTGCTATATCTCCTGCGTTCATAATTACGTAATGGCGTTCTAAAAATGTGTTATCCATATTAAATACCTCCTAAATAACGGGGCGAACCGCGCCCCATAACCATAAAGGAGGAACTGACCGGTTCCCATCAGTCCCCTGTTTGCCGATAAAAATGCCTCCTCTGAATACAGTCAACATATTCAGGGAGGCTTATACAAAAATTTTCTCTCCGCAGAGAAAATTATTGCCGCAATTTACTAGCCGGTTGACTCGGCTGTTGTATCAAAATTAGTTGTCTCAAAAAGACAACATTTTGATAACTCTTTATTTGATAAGGATTTAGCGAAGGATTTTCGTTGTTTAGCGTTTCAGGTCGGTATATGCTTCGCCGCCTTCGGCGGCTCGGGCTACACAAAAACGTAGTCGGGCTTACGCCCTTTGTACGTTTTTGTTCCGCCACATTTTTGC